TACTCCTGTGTTATAGTATAATCAAATTATTTGACTCTTCCTTCAGCATAGGCAACGTATATTTCATCAGCTAAGTCTGCATATCTATTAGGGTCTGTTGCTTTTAGACGTATTAGGTCTGCCCTACGATATGTTTTCTTACCTGCTGTAGATTCAGCAGAACTTCTAGATTCAGTTTTACTAGATTTTAGAGCTCTTTTTCTCGTTTCTGCTTGTTCTTGTTTAACTTCTTCAGTTTTATCAATCATTGAACGCTCTTTCCAGTGCGTTAATAATTCATCTGCTGCGTCATAGTTATACTTGTCCGCTTCTTCAAATAAGTTAGTTCTAAATTTACTAGCTTTAACCCAGTCTTGAAATCCTACATTTTGTACGATATCTATGTAATCTGGATGAGTCTGTTCCAACTGTGCTTTGCTCGTATTTTGTTGTTGTTGAGCTTGGAACTGTTGGAATTCTTGAAACTTAGGATGTTTTTCTATTAAAGAATTAACCGCTTTATTGGGGTCTTCAAAGAAATCTTCTTCTGTTTCGTTGTTTGAGTTTTGTGTCGCTTGACTTGTCTGTCCGTCGTTTCTAGATATTTCAGCTTTGAGAAAACTGTCTGATAAACTTCTTAACTCTCCAATCTCTTGACTCTTACGTCCAAGTTCTTGTTCTAAGTTTTGATAGCTCTTGACTATATCCTCTACACTTTTACCTGCGAATTTATCCGGGACTTCAAAAGCAGGTTCTTGTGTTTCTGCTTCCCTAGCCTCTAGGGTTTCTTCAGGTTCTACTGTGTTTTCTACCTCTACATCTGCTGATTCGTCAACAGGGTCTACTACTATATTGCTCATATCATTGTCTCCGCCCGTTAGGGTTATGAAGTTGTAAAAAGATGACGCTAGTTGTCTAGTTCTGTCATCGCTGCTTTTGTTGCGTCTTCTAAAACAATCATCTGTCTTAGAATTGACAACTGACCTCTGGCAAACCATAAGTCTTTTTCGTTATCAATAGAATCTAATCGTTTAACTGAATCTGCAAGTACCTTTAATTCTTCTATAAGGTCTGCCCATCCTTCAGTTTCTAATAGTTCGATTCTATCTCTATAAAATTCTTCGTCTTCTTTTGGCATTAAGATTTTTTATGTCTGTTGCAAAAATTTCTAGCTGCTGCTTCGGAGCTAAAACCCCATTTTTTTAATGCTAATGCTTTACGGGTAGGCTTACCTTTAGCATCTATCATAGGTCCTGCCATACCGGCAAATCTACAAGCAAAGGATACACGTCTACTATCTGTTCCGCTTCCTTGTGGTGCTTTTAGATTGCCTCCAGTTTGTGCGTTATAAGAAGCTCTACCTTTAGCATTTAAACCACCAGAAGGATTCTTACCTTCTTTACGTTGCCACGCTGCTGTCTTAGCCATATATTATCCTTGTAACTTTTCTTGTGCTGTAGCTATATTTAATAATGTTTCAGATTGTAAATGTTCTACTTCTGGTATGTTTCTCATAGTTTCACTATTTACATTTTCTGTATCTGCTCTCATCTTATCAATAGCAGCTAAATCTTTTTGTAGTTTTATAAATTTCTCTTGAATCTTAAGTTCATCAGGCTGTGCTGCTCCTGCTTCTGCAGCATTCTTCATAGCTTTAGTTTGCTCTTCTTGAGCTTCCGCTACTGTTTTCTGTATATCAGCTTGTGCTTGTTGTAATTGTAACTGCATAGCCATTTGTTTCATTTGGTCTTCTTCTGGATTTGCTTGCATACCTTGAATAAGAGCATTAACAATTTGGTCTCTATTGTGCATACTAGAATTCTGGAATACAGAAACTAATATAATATTAAATGCAGGAGAGTCTTTAGGTATAGCTTGCAATAAACTAACCATTTGTTGTGCTTCTAGCTCCTTAGCCATAATGCCCATAGTAGAGTAAGGCACAAATTTATAATCATTAACTGGATATCTGTCTACATCAAATTGTATTTTTCTCCATAAACATTTATTAATCATAGGAATTAAAAATGTATTTTGGAAATTCATTAGTGTACGCTTCTGTCTTTTAATTGCAGAAGATTGCTGCATAGACATACCTGCAGATGTAGCTCGTTCTGCACTACCTTGTGTGTCAGAACTTCCAGTACCCATTTGTATCATATTTTGTAAAGCAGCTACCTGTGAATAAGTATTTTGGTCGGTGCTACCTAAAGATAATGGCATTATTGCTTGCCTTGGGTCGCCATTAGTAAGAATAGTCTTACCCGGTCTGACTTCTAGCTTGACTCCGCGAGGCATACGAGTTGCGTCGGCAGCCATCATTGGCGTAGTAGTCAGAGCTAAAGAGTCAATTCGTGCTCTCATTTCTGCATCTAATGCTTTTTGCGGGTTATATCCTTTCTCACAAATGCCTCTACCCCAGAACTTGTTTGGTACAATGTCGTGTTGGTAGTATATGAACGGTCTGTCTTCCATCATAAATGGATTACGTTCTGCTCTTAATATGTACTGGTCGTTAGCCATAGTAACTACAGCTTCTACTAACTCATCATCATTATACTCAAAATCATCCATAGATTCATTTTCATCTAGGAATCTAGCGGGTACTTTACCCCAGTATTCTGTAATTTTTATTTGGTCTGATGCGTCAGGTCTAGATTCTTCAGGGTCAAAACCTTTTAATCTATCTATATTATAGTCGCCTTCAATAGGTATATCTCTATATGTACCATTCTCTATGCCTTCTATAATACTGTGCCTAGGTTTAATTACTTCGTGTGCGACACCTAATGCTTCTTGTATATTAACAGCAGATGGGTCTATAAGAAACTCTTTAGGACTAATAGCTTCTACTTTTACATCTATTACATTATCTTCTTGTAATATTCTTTCTGTAGTCATTGTTCCTTCAATAGGAACTTCTACTGGATATCTCCAAGTGCTTTCTTCTACAGATATTTTACCAATACCAGTACCATACACAGCACCATTAAGAAATACTTCACACAATGCGTCTTTGCATCCTGTAGATTCTAAATCTTCTTGTAATAAATTTCTTACATACTCAGCATCTCTAGGGTCTTGGTCTAGCATATCGTCTTTGATATCAAACCATTTACCTCTGCCGAATGTAGCCTCTTCGATTTCAGCAACAGAAGATTCTACTGCTTGTTGCAGTGCAGGAGATATTAATCTAGAGTTTTCTGATAATCTAGTTTTATCACTAGCCTTCCATATGCCTCGCCATAGACGATAGTATTCATCCCACATATCTAAATAATTAGAATCTCTGTGGTTTCTCCACTCTTCTAAACGAGTGTCAAGCCATCCTGCTAGTCCTTGATATTTATTTTCTTCCATCAGTATCCTGCAATGTTATCATATGGTTCCCACTCCTCTTCTAATTCTATTGTGTGCATAAAATCTGCTACACTAACTTGGTCAATATAGGCGAGTGAGTCGATAATGTCGTCGTGTGTTCCCTTACTAGGAAACTCTATTAACTGTGTCTCTAACTCTGCATTCCAATTAGAATTACGATTAAATGTAATTTTACCGTGCTCCATTCTACCTTGTAGAGCCCAAGTAATTCTGTCTGCCTTTTTCTTGCCACCGTGGGTTACGTCTGTTATGACTACCCATCTACCTTGTGTTCTCATCTCATCTTGCAGATAAGGAAGTATGGCGTTCTTTAAAGCTCCGGATTCTATTCCGACAGTAGTTGCCTGATTCTCAATTGCAGCCTGTAATATTTTAGAAGCAGTTTCTTTAATATTCCATCTACCGTGGAGTATATCTTTAACCCACCACTTATCACCGTGGATTTTAACGATTGATATAGCTGTTTCATCTAACTTACTCCCTTTAAGACCACGTTCTTTTTCCACCGCTTCAAAGCCCGCAGGGTCAACCGCAATAACGTAGTTGCCTTCTTCCGGTTCATTCTCATCGTACTTAATCCATTCATTCTTAAATATACCGCCAGTAAAACTTACAAACGACGCTTCAAATTCTTGTCTGAACGCTTGCGTCGACATCGTTCTTCTAGCTGTCTCTACCTCTTTAGGGTCTATTAAAGGGTTGTCTGTAGACGTATACTGAAATGCTTCCCAGTCTTCGTCTTGTTCTGCTTCAAGAAACAAATCGTAGAAATGATTCTTACCTGCAGGCGTCCCAATAAAGAGTGCACCACCTTTTACATCTGAAAGTGTCGGTCTTATAATCTGTTCCCAGACTTCTACCTTCATACTTGCGTACTCATCGAGCACAACATAAGCAAGTCCTACGCCCCTTAGAGTATCTGGTCTGTCACTCCCCTTCAAGCTAATTCTTCTACCATTGACTAACTTCATAGTAGCTGTATTCTCGTGGGTAGTCTCTATAAGGTCTGTCCCGTGAAGGAGTTCCTTGAGCATATTCCACATAATATCTTTAGCTTGCTGAAAAGTAGGACCTATGTAAAAGACATCCTTACTTTCCGACTGTAGAGCCTTGATGATTAGTATCCACGCTGCTAGTCTGGACTTTCCAAATCGCCTACCCGCACTTACTACTTTAAATCGGGCAGTGCTATTGAAGATTTCTAGCTGTGCAGGATGTAGTTGTACATCTAACTCTTTAGCCATTACCGATACTCACAATTGTTTTGTCAATATCAGCTTCTTCTATTATTACACCATCTTCATATGTTAGTTCTTTTTGGTCTTTCTCTTCTATTTCTATTTTCTTAGCTTCGAGACCACCAACATTAATAATTACGTTACCTTTATCTTCTGAAGACCTAAACTCTACTGCCTTAGTTGTAGGTATGATTCTATCCATACACATTTTAAGACAAGTCCTGTCACCTTCGAGTGCTAAGTCTATAACCTTTTGTACAATCTCTGGTCCTCTATTAGACATCAACTCTCTACTTAGGGCTGTATACTTGTTGACACTGCCCTTAGGTCTCCCGTTAGGGTTTAAACTCTTCATACCCTTGTATAAATTGGGTGAACCTTTATTTTTTTTAGACATCCTAACTCCTTAGTGTACTATAGTTTCAACTAAAATGGTAAATTAGAATGATAATAAAAGGTTGTTTCTAAGAGAAGCCTTTTTAGGTGAATCTTTTTTTTAATCTATAGTAATAGTATAGCATACTTTTCAATGGAAGTCAAGGTTCTTTAGTAAATAAAGTTACTTAAGTCCCTCCCCGCACAAGTTATTTGTAGAAATTCTCTAGTAAACAACAGATTTTACCTAAATCCTCTCCAATCTGCGAGTGAGCCTATATATAATACACGCACGGTCCTATTGGGTCCCCGGGGTATCACTTTGGAGCACGTGTGGGGCTGTCCGATTGTGCACAAATGAGAGAAAAAAGAGGGCGTGAGTTTGAATCTTTAGAGCTCCAGTGTTTGTCACCGGTGACAGAGTCTAGAAATTATTTTTGTACGATTCTGTTTACAAAGCGTTCACTTATGTATAATGAACTCATCTTAAGCGGGATTGCTTGAGAGCCTAGATAGACAAAATATCTAGGAATTACAATAACTTATAGGAAATATTATGAAAAATAAAATGACAGACCAACAACACATTGAGAGCTTTATTGATACATTAGGTAACATCCGCAAGGCAGAAGGACAAGTCACAGAGACCCTGAAAGCTGTAGCAACTAACACTAAGTTTAAGAATGTGTTTCTTAAGGAGATGAATAAGCAACTCACTACACTAGAGAACGAAGCTCTTAAGGACTTCAAAGGACGTATACACAAGATGCAGAAGCTCATAGCTAAGAAGAAGACTCAGGAAGCTATATTGACCGCTAGAGATAACGCGGAGCCTGATACTCATCACTACACTATACGCCTAGTAAATGATAAGGACATCACTGAAAGGGGTACTCACAAGGAAGCTGATAGGGGTAAATTGAGAGAATTCTGCTTAGTCAAGCCGGAGCCTGAAGCTAAGAGAGAAAAGAGCTTATTGGAAGTTATAGGAGACTGGCAAGAAAAAGCATTGGGAGATGATTCCACAATGTCAAAGGATGACTACGAAGGACAATTGCACGACGCTAAAGCCCATCTATTGCTAGAGACTGCAACTATCCCGTACAAGAAGCCGGAGGATAGAAAATAAACAATAGCAACTCAAGAAGCCCGGGTTTATCCCGGGTTTTTTTTGGTCCAGAGTTTGTCACCAGTGACAGATTATTGACTAGCTGTTGACAATATCAAATCAATAAATTATCATTAGCACAAATCAACAACAGACCCGGAGGTCGTATGAAAAAAGTAAGAGTAGGAGAAAAGGAATATTCTAGGACAGTGATTAAGAATAATATCCTTAAGGTGTACAAAGTATCTGCAGATTATGAGCGCAATGATTGGTATAGAGAAGCTCATAATTTCGGAGTTCAAGTGTCAACCTTTATGAAGTCATTTAAAAATATAGATGTCACCGTAAATCAAGTTCTAGGGATTGTGAGTGCACTATCTCCGCTTAAAGAGTGGGAGAAAAACAAGGAGATTGCGGTCGACTTTATATTGACTGGTGATTGCGGACATATGGGAGCTAACAAGCGTAAAGCTAGAGCAATTTTAGACTTAAAATATACTGGCAACGGACATCCGATGGACCCGCAACGTGATGCGGTCTTTAAAGAGATTAATGTTTATTATGATGATGAGATACTCAGAATTTTAAGCGGTCCGAAAACATCAAGATTCTATATGAATATGATGTATCCTGATGGAACCGGAGTGACAGTGGATAGACACGCTATAGCTATAGCAATTGGAAGGACCGCAACAGATAAGGAACAATCTTTAACACCTAAAGCCTATGAATTCATAGAGAAGTGTTATATAATGACTGCTGAAACATTAGGACTGGACCCGTTGCACCTCCAGTCTATAACGTGGCAGACTTGGAAGCGTATAAAATAGTTTGTCACCGGTGACATAATTTAATCAAAAGACTAGGAGGTCTTATGGCAAAAACAGTATCAGTACAAAAAGCGTGGGGTGATGGTGAAGTTGACCTCACGCTCGAGGAATTCCAGAATAAATTTCAGGAAAATCACCAACTTTATCTATTAGTTGACTACACTGAGCTTGATTCTATGACGAAATATCTTGAAAGAATCAAGAAAATGATAGATAATCTAGCTACTCGGAAGTTTGAAATACTTTACGAGCGACAAAATAAACCAAAAGACTAGGAGGTCTTATGACAAAAGAAAAAATGACAGTAAAACGCGAGGATTTGTATAAATCTTGGGGATATGACATAGATAAACTACCATTCGGAGCCCATATGTGGCTTGCTCCAGAGAAGGAGACTAGGCAGAACCCTTACTCAGGGGTTAAGGTCTTATTAAATCCGGTAGAACTAGCTATTTATGACCATACTATGCAGTCTTATCACGACCATATAGAGCTTGGTACGATGGGAGACTTAGTAGAAGCTAGGAAGTTGTATAAAGACTTTAACAAAGGCAAAGAATGGTTCATCGAGAACAATGTCAGAGCCTATATGGACTTGATTGACTGATGAGTGGTAGAGATTGGACCCCTCTCAAGGAAATTATGCTAGTTGACACTGCGGTAGAGCTGAAAAGAGTCGTTAGGCTCTACCAAGATGCAGATTTTGAGGATAATCACCGCTTAGCTAGGCGTTATAAGGGTCAAGCTGAGCATTTACAGGCTCTCGTTGACGCGGGAGTCGAATACACCGTTAATTTTTAGGAGATAATATGGAAATAAGTATATATTCAAGCGACGTTAGGGACTTTGACGAGCAAGTAGAATCATTTTTTGACATCAGACACAGGATAGGCAAGGAAATTTTTGATGATGACGGTAGATTAAGTGTAGAAAATTATCCCTACGCTATTGAACCTGACACATATCTTGCTATAATGGTTGATATGCAAGAGCAGATTAATGAGCTTGTTGCTGAGGTTAAAGAACTAAAACAAGATGGATGGAATAGAAAATGAGCAATCCTAACAACAATATGAACGCCTACAAACAGGCATTAGAAATCAACAGGGAACTCAAGCGTGAGAATGACCGTCTTGAGGAGAAAATTAAATTACTATTAGAAATCATAGAGGAGCAAGTAAATGCACAAAAAACCACTGATGAGTAGACTAACACAGGCATATGAAGACAGTAAATTGCTATACTTTGTGACTGATGGCGAAGGTAACTGTATGCTAGACAATGTTACTCAAACTGACGCATACATATATGCTATGAAGAATGGTTGGTCTGTCGGAAGACACGATTATGTGTCACCGGTGACAAACTATGAGCCCAACGAGAACCTACCTTTTTATAATGATGATGGCACTGCTATCACTTATGAGAACAAAGATGAGCTCAGTGAAGAAGATTTCTCCACATACGGAGTTATGTAATGAAGTGTAAATGTTGCGATGTTTTGCTCAGTGAGTGGGAGTCTAAGGCTAAAGACCCTGCAGATAGAACACAATATTTAGACCTGTGTTCTACCTGTAGATACCATTCCAATCCTTATTCTTTCTTAGATGATGATTGGTATATAAAAAAAGAAGATATTAATGTTGACATCGGTTGACAAATAGATTAAAATATTACTATAGATTCAATTAAAGAGATAACCATAATGATTATCACTTTAGTTGAGTCTAAAGTATGTTTGGCTGTTGTGATTTTGAGTCCGTCACAGCAGTCTTTTTTTTTCAGGGCTCCGAGGAAATAAACTATGATAACTAAAGGTATAGCAAAGTATGTCTATCTAGACAGTACAGAAAAATTCAACGGTGAGGATACTGGTAAGTACACACTTACTGTCGCTGTTGATGACAAAGAAGCCAAAGCACTAGAGTCAGCAGGTGTTAAGGTCCGCACTATCCAGACAGAGGACGGAGGGTCTTACAAGGCACGAAAGTTCTCTACCAAGTATCCATTGTCTTTTGAGATGGTGAAGACTGGCGACGGTGAAGCAATCGGTCACGATTTCGGAGCAGAGTCAGAAGTACAGGTACTTTGGAAAGCAGGAAACGAGCACCCTCAACACGGTGTCGCAACCTACCTCACTGCAGTTAAAGTATTGAAGCGTACCGAAGGGTACAAATCACAGGATGCTGAGACTAGTGAGTTCTTCGCATAACCCCTCTACGTTTGTAGAACACAAGCCCTGCCCTGCCTGTAGAGATACAGGTGGGGACAGGTCAGGTGATAACCTAGCTATCTATTCTGATGGTCACGGTTATTGTAATGCCTGTGGTCACTATGAGAAAAGTGTCACCGGTGACAAACATTATGAGGAGGAAACATTTATGCAAACAATAACACCGAGAGGTGTGGCTAATGCGTCAATTAAGGACAGACGTATATCATCTAACATAACATCTAAGTTTGGTGTCACTGTTAGTTACGACAAGACCGGTCAGATAGAGAAACACTACTATCCATACTACGACTCTAACGAGAGCAATAGGCTCCTCGGATATAAAGAGAGAACTGTCGCAACTAAAGAGTTTCAGATTATTGGAACGAACAAAGGCTCCGGGCTATTCGGACAGAATGCTAACCGCTCCGGTGGTAAGTACCTGACTATCTGTGAAGGCGAAATTGACGCCCTCTCGATTTCAGAAATGTTCGATGGCAAGTGGCAGGTGGTCTCTCTCAAGAATGGAGCGTCTTCTGCTTCACGAGATATCAAAGACAATCTAGAATACATAGAGTCTTTTGATAATGTAGTGCTTTGTTTCGACCAAGACCAAGCCGGGTTCGATGCGGTAAAAGCCTGTCAAGATATTATATCTGTCGGCAAGCTCAAGGTTTGTAAGCTACCTATGAAGGACGCTAGTGATATGCTAGTGAACGGAAAGGTCAAAGAGTTTACCAATGCTTGGTGGTCTGCTGAGTCTTATACTCCTGCAGGTATCATCAGAGGTAAGGACACTTGGGAACATCTACTTAAGGATGAGAACTTACTTACTGTTGACTATCCGTGGCAAGGTCTTAACACTTTGACTTATGGATTCAGAGCGAAAGAGTTAGTAACTATCACCAGTGGTTCAGGTATGGGTAAGACCAGTGTCGTTAAAGAACTGGAGTCTTACATACTGAACAATACTGAGGACAACCTAGCTATCATTCACTTGGAAGAATCTATCGAGCGTACTGTTAAGGGTCTGATGTCTATCGAAGCTAATGCTCCTATCCATATACCTCAGTACGAAAGAGAGCTGAGTGATACGGACAAGAAAGCATTGTGGCAGAAGTCAGTAGGCGACAAGAACGTATTCTTCTATGACCATTTCGGTAGTATGTCTGAGGACTCGCTACTTAATGTGATTAGAACGTATGCTAAATCCTATGATTGTCAGTGGATTGTACTGGACCACTTGTCTATCGTAGTCAGTGACCAAGACGGTATAGCTGACGAGCGTAAGGCGATTGATGCCATTATGACTAAGCTCCGCAAGATAGTACAGGAGACTGGCGTAGGCTTATTCCTTATATCTCATCTTAGGAGACCTCAAGGTAGGGCTCACGAAGAAGGTGGACAGGTGAGCCTCTCAGAGCTTCGAGGTTCCGCAGCAATTGCTCAGTTGTCTGACATTGTAATAGGCTTGGAGCGTAACCAACAGGACGATGACCCTATCATTCGTAACCAAACAACACTACGGGTTATAAAGAATAGGTTCTCAGGTCTGACTGGTCCCGCTTGTAAGCTACAGTATGATAGTGACACCGGAAGATTGACGGAGGTAGACGATGAACACAGCTTTTTTTGACATAGAAACTGATGGACTCAACGCTACCAAAGTACATTGCATTTGTGCGATGCTTGATAACGGTGAGTCTACTGTTTACAATTTTATAGGAGGAGAAGCCAATGGACTTTTTAGAAAATGGTTGGCATCGGAGGATGTTGACACTCTTGTTGGACACAACATTATTAATTTTGATATTCCTGTTCTGCGTAGGGTTACTGGGATGGATTGGTCTTTTAATTTACGGGACACTCTCGTACTTAGCAGACTACATAACCCTAGCCTTGACGGTGGGCACAGCCTGAGGTCTTGGGGTGAGAGGTTAGGTAACTACAAGGATGACTATCAAGGAGGATGGGAAGAGTATAGCCACGAGATGTTACAGTATTGTCAGCAAGATGTACGAGTAACTAAGGCTTTGTATCACCATCTTGTCACCAGTGACAAAGATTCTCCCGCAGTAGAAATAGAACACAGAACTGCGGACATCATCAGAGAGCAGACCGAAAACGGTATGATACTCAATGAGGAGCGTGCTTATGAACTGCTCGCTGAGATGAAGGAGAAGGTATTAGACATAGAGGACGAGGTGCACGAGAGATTTAAACCTCTGCCTGTGTGGGTAGACTTGCCACATCCCGGTGATAAGACTCACAACAAGGATGGGAGTATATCTAAAAGGTATCAAGCTCAGCTAGACAAGGGTGCACACTATGATAATGATAAGTGGGGATACTATGAGTACCCCGAGTTTAACTTAGGCTCTCGTCAGCAGATAGCTAAGTATCTACAGCACTTCGGTTGGAAACCTAAATCATTTACTGAGAAGGGCAACCCTATTGTAGATGAGAAGGTACTTAAGACTGTCAAGATACCCGAAGCTCAGTTGATTGTAGATTATCTGACACTGACCAAGCGTATAGCTATGGTAAAGAGTTGGGTTGATGCTATCAATGATGAAACTGGTAGAGTACACGGTAGGGTAAACCCTTGCGGTGCAGTTACCGGTAGGATGACACACTCTAAACCTAATTGTGCTCAAGTCCCTGCGACTAAGCACGACAAAGATGGTAAAATACTTTGGGGTTTCGAGGGTGGTTACGGTGCTGACTGTCGTAACTTGTGGACTGTGCCTGATGGCTACAGTCTAGTAGGTTGTGATGCTAGTGGATTAGAACTTAGAATGCTCGCCCACTATATGGATGATGAAGCATACACTAATGAGATACTCAACGGTGATATACACAGTGCTAATCAGAAGTCAGCAGGACTACAGACTAGAGACCAAGCCAAGACTTTTATCTATGCGTTCCTATATGGGGCAGGAGATGGTAAGATTGGTGAGGTAGCAGGAGGTGGTCCGAAGCGTGGTCGTATACTTAAGAAGAACTTTCTTGATAATACTCCCGCATTAAAACACTTGCGTAGTAAGGTTGCAGACTCCAGTAAGAAGGGGTGGGTAACAGGACTAGATGGTAGGAAGCTACACATACGCTCAGAACATTCAGCACTTAACACTCTATTGCAGAGTGCAGGTGCGGTTGTTATGAAGAAGGCGTTGGTATTACTAGATACATATGCTAAGCAGTACAGCATAGACTATAAGTTTGTACTGAATGTGCACGATGAGTTTCAGTGTGAGGTCAGAGATGACCAAGCTGATTTCTTCGGTGGTCTAGCGGTAGGAGCTATCATCAAAGCAGGTAAATCTTTTAACCTAAACTGTCCACTGGACGGTGAATATAAGGTAGGTAAAACGTGGCAACAGACACACTAGTAGACGATATATATCGTATGATAGACACCAAAGAAATTCCTGATGGTGTACCTATAGAACAAGTAATCAATGACTTCGGTGAGAATGTCAAACAGATACTTAGAAACAATATCACAGAGAGCAAGTTTGATAAACGTAAGCTCCGTATGTCTAACATAGGTAAGAAGGATAGACAGTTGTGGTATTCTTACAACGGATACAAGGGTGAGGAGCTTATGCCACACACTAGAATCAAGTTTCTTTATGGTCATTTAATTGAAGAGATGGTACTAGCACTTACTAAACTTTCCGGTCACGATGTGACACACGAACAGAAGCAAGTAGAAGTACAAGGTATCAAGGGTTCAATGGACTGTAAGATTGATGGTGTACTTACTGATGTTAAGTCAGCGTCACCATACGGGTTCAAGAAATTCAAAGACGGTTCTCTAATTAACGATGACCCCTTTGGATATGTGGACCAAATCAAAGGCTATGCTCACGCAGAGAACACAACAGATGTAGGTTGGTTAGTTATGGACAAGACCAACGGACACCTGACGTATCTTAAATATGATATGGCTGATGAATCTCAGTGGTACTGGGCTAAGCTAAACTTCTTCTCAATAGTAGAACGTATCAAAGCTATTAAGAATATAGTTAAGCTGAGCAAACCACCAAAGAGATGCTACGAACCTGTGCCTGATGGTAAGTCAGGTAATATGAAGTTGCCTGTAGGATGTAGCTATTGTGCTTACAAGTATGAATGTTGGGATGGACTTAGAACATTTATATATGCTAATGGACCGAGGTACTTAGTTGAAGTTGAGAACTTACCTAATGTAATAGAGGTAGATAAAGATGGCAACAAAGTTTCGGAGTAAGCTAGAGAAAGAATGTGCAGAAGCACTAGGCAGAGAGTGGAAGTACGAGCCCTGTAGGATTGCCTATACGATACGAAAGAACTACACCCCTGACTTTGTTAAGGGTAGGTATCATATAGAAGTCAAAGGGTTCTTTAGAAGTGGTGACAGACAGAAGTATAAATCAATTGCTGAGCAGTTAAGTTTTGAAGGCAAGACATTAATCTTCTTGATGCCACGACCTGATTCCAAAGTAGCCAAGGGTAATAAGATTACTTATCGACAGTGGTGTGATAAGTATGATATTAAAATATTTTCAACTAAAGAAATTAAGGAGCTTAAGAAGTGGACGAAGATAACATAAATCCAAACCATTATAAGCAGGGTAATATTGAGGTCATAGACTTTATCTTAGACCAAGATATGGATTACCTAACCGCTTCTATAACCAAGTATGTCTGCCGATGGCGATTCAAGAATGGTATAGAAGACTTAAAGAAAGCTCGATGGTTCTTAGATAAACTTATAGAACACGAGGGAGGACAGTATGGCTCTAACTTTAAATGAATTAAAAGAGCGTATTGTTAATGTAGGACTAGACCCTTGTACTCTGTGTGAGGTATTAGATATAACAACAGAAGATATCTTACACGAGTTCGAGGATAAATTAATGGACAAGAGAAAGGAGTTTGATGATGTTGACGATAACGACTGAGAACTTTATCCTAATGATGGTAGCAATCTTAGCACTGGGGTCAGTAATGATATGGAGACACGGAGCTAGATGTTATGACAGAGGGATAACAGATGCGATACTTATGCACAGGAACGGAAGACTTAAATATAATACTTACTTAGATGACGATGGAAAGAAAATGGTAAACATCGAAATCGACCCACTGGAGGATGAATGAATCAATTACCAAACGATTACCAAAACTTCATTGCACTTAGCAGGTACGCAAGATGGCTACCTGACAAGAAACGCAGAGAGACTTGGAAAGAAACTGTAGCTAGATACTTTGACTTTATGGAGGAGCATCTAAAAGAAAATACGAACCAAGAGTTAGTACCTAAGACTAGGAAAATACTTGAGGAAGCAGTATGTAACTTAGAAGTTATGCCTAGTATGAGAGCATTGATGACCGCAGGTCCCGCTCTTGCTAAGAATAATATAGCAGGATACAACTGTGCCTACCTTAGTGTAGACCACCCGAAAGCATTTGATGAGTGTCTATTTATATTGATGCACGGTACTGGTGTGGGGTTCAGCGTAGAGAGACAACACATAAGCAAGTTACCTGATGTTCCTGAAACTATGGTAGATGTAGAGGATGTGATTGTCGTACAAGATAGTAAAGAAGGATGGCAATCTGCGTTCCGTAAACTTATCACTTACTTGTATGATGGTGAGATGCCTAAGTGGGACTTCTCTAAGGTGAGACCTAAGGGTGCTAGACTTGCTACCTT